CTTCGCATTTGCAGCGCCACCGATGATCGTGGCGAGAGTATCTCCAGAGCTGGAAACAACGAACTTGGATGTGGCTGTAGTGGTTCCGACGAGCAGATTCCCCGAGGCGTCGAGGGTCATCTTTGGTGTCGAAAACGCCGTGATCTGTCCAGTCGATGCTCCTGCCGTGAACCATTTATGTTCTCCTAGCTCAATCTGATAGAGGCCGGCTGTAAGGTTTGTCTTGTACGTCCACTGATTCAACGAGTTGTAGAACGCATTGAAACTGATGTAAGCGCCACCGCTTGTTCCGGTGTAAGACGCCGAAGATATGTCGATGGCCTTGAATGCTGCCGTGCTCCACGCACTGGGAGTTACACCCAACCCAAGGTTGCCGGAGGCGTCGAGGGTCATTGCCGTGGTCCAACTGATCAGAGCATCAGCAGTTCCGGATGCCGCAGTCTGCCAAGTGTGGACAACGCCTGTGGATCCACCGGAGGCAACATCGTAACGACCAGCCGGTTGTCCTGTCGCCTTGTAGTACCAGTTGTTGAACGCGACTTTGCGATAGGCGTTCATCGTCGCTCCGACGCGCCAATCGTAGGTCAGCCCGTCACCATAGAATGCTCCAGAGGTGCCAACATCAATGGCTCTCCCTCCCGACCATGGACTGGGAGTGGCACCCAACCCAAGGTTGCCGGAGGAGTCCAGCCGCATTTTCTCAGCATTACTTGTAGCAAATACAATCGGATAAGCTCCCGAATGCCAAATTGCTCCAGAGTACGCAGCAGAGAATTCAGTGCCAGCGCTGTTGTCTAATCCGATATAAAAAGCGCCTCCTGTGTTTGAGAAAAAAGAAAACGCTCCATTTGTTCCAGTTGATGACGTAAGCCTTGAAACAGCTTTAGACGCTGAAATATCCAACGGATACGCAGGCGACGCCGTCCCGATGCCAAGGCGGCTGTTCGAGTTGTCCCAGAACAGGTTCGAGGAGAAGCCGATCGTGGTGTTGCCGGAAGCAAACGGGATGCGGCCAGCCGTGTAGTTCGTGTCCTGCGCGAAGTGGAACACCCCACCCGACAGCACCATGCCGTTGCCTGCGGTGTAGGAACCGGCTTGAGAGAACTTGGTCCACTCAATGTCAACCGAACCAATGGTTCCGCTGTCCACCTGACAGACCCATCCGGAATCCGCGTTGGTGCCCTGCTCGACGAAGGTGAATGCGCCAACCAGCTTGGCCACGGTGTCCGCATCCAGCGAGCGGGTCATTGCCGACGAAGCGCCCTGCCACAGATAGATGCCGTTCTGAGTCTTGTTAGTCTGATCCTTGACCAGAACACGACTTCCAACCGTGGATATGGTCACTCCACCGATGGATGAAGTCGGAGCACTCAGGTCGATGTTTGCAGTGGTAGCGGTGAGACAGCTCGCTTTTACGTCCAGACCCTGCGCCACCTCGTCAACGTACTTGCGGTTGGCAGCGTCGGTGGCATCCACAGGATCCGCGAGGCCAGTGATCTTCTGGTTCCCCATCGCGACAGCCGCAGTGGCCGCACCAAATCCGCTGATGGGTATGAGGTTCTTGGCGGTAGCCGTTGGGACATTCGAGCCATTGCCGACGTAGAAGCTGCCGTCAGCCAACTCCAACCGAGCCAGAGGAAGCAGGCCACTGGAGATGTTCGCAGCGTTCGTCGTGTCGGTCGTAGCAGACGCAGCAAGACCGGAGACAGAACTCGAAGGAATCGTGGCGGACCAGACAGGGGTGCTGCCGTCCGATGTCAGGATACGACCGGCAGCTCCAATGGTAAGGAATCCGGTAGTGCCAGCCGCAGACTGAACCGGAATGCTACCCTGAGCACCACCAGCAAGGAATGTCGCAGTGCCGACCGACAGGTTGCTCTGGCTGGTCCACTGAGGACCGGATAGATCGGTTTTAACCGTCAGGACCTGATTAGCAGTTCCGATACCGAGGAAGTCTGTGTCACCAGCCCCAACCTGATACGGCAGACTGCCAGCAGCGCCACCGGAAAGATCCGCAGCGACAACCGTCGTGGAGGAACTGTCGAGGAGGGTGCGGACATTGGATCCATCCCACCACTTGAGAACTCGGGCAGAGGCTGAACCAGTCGTGTCGGTCCAGAAGTATCCGATGTCGCCACCAGACGACAACGTCGGGTTCCCGGTGCCGATGTTATAGACCTTGAAGTCTTGAACCTCGTTCTTGTTGAGCGTGATGGAGTTTAGAAACGGAACTGCCATAGTGTCTTAGAAGTTGAGGTAAGCGATTCCGGTACAAGCACCGGGGAAGTGGACGTTTACAGTGTTTGCGGATGGATATTCGACCTCGGCCCAACCAGCGCGGTTCAGGATAGGATCAATGACCCAGACCGTCGGGTAGGCGTTGAGGTTGTGATTGATGACCCAAGGGTTGGCCGCCACAGACTGCGTGTGCGTGTAGGTCGTCGCTCCGATGGTGCTGCGCTGCTGGGTAGCCGTGGCGTCGTCGAGGATGGCCTTGCCCTGCGGAGTGATGTCACCACCCAGCTTGGTCGTATTGACCACCCCAGCTTGGATCGTGGTCGAGTTGCTGTTGGCTGAGGCCGCGACGTCGCCGGTAAGAGCCGCACGCTCAAAACTGACCTGTCCAGCCGTGTCCCAGTTGGCGACTACCGTGGTCGAATTACCAACCACCCGCTCCAGCGTCAGCGTCCCATTGGCAGACTTGACGAGGTACTCCGCGTTTACAGGAGCACCAGCAGCCGAGACGAGGTTGTACAGGTCAGTGAAGTTGTCGTTCGACTTGATGAAAGCGTTCCGCAGTGGATCGCCTGTTCCATCATTGGGAACTGTTCCAACATCGATGACCTGTTGCGCCATACCTCAGTACTTTTTGCTGAACCTCTTGTTGGTCCCAGAATAGCCGACCTGCAAGCGCGTTCCTCCGCATTTCACTCGGACCTCCGGATTGTCACGCTCGATCTCGTTGAGGAACTGATTGTCGCGCCAGCAATCGTAGCCGTACTTCTGGCCCCACTTGTGGAACAAAGTAGGGTCTACCCGCATCCGCAGCCGACCAATTCCTTCGATGGCTCGGAACTCCCTGGCGCCACTCTGGCTGGCAATCCGTTTCTGTTGAATCGTGGCGTCGACGATCTGTTTGCTGACGCCGGTTCGGAATTCCTCGATGACGGCCTTTTTGAGGTCGCCAGGAAGAGACTCGACTGCATTTACCAGGATATCGGAAGCGAGTGATTGCATGAAGAGATGTGAAAAAGGGGAGCACCCACCACATCGGCAGATGCCCCCCCATAGTTGTGAACGATTAGGACGCGCCGTTGAACATTCCAAACCCATTGGGGTTCTTCACGACCAATCCGCAGATGGCCTGTATGGCACGCGCCGGGCCTCCGCCAGCGTTCGGGAGGTCAACAACCTCGGGCAGCTTGGCGTAGCGGATCTCGACCATGTCCATCGGGATCACGTAGCCCTTGTAGGCCTGGGCCGACAACGCGCTGGAGTTCTTGCCTCCCAAGAAGGTCGTCGGATGCAGATTCAAAATGCCAAAGTCTCCAGAGAAAATATCGATGGAGGACTTGAACGTGTCGCTGCTGAGGTCGGAGTTGAACGTCCGAACCGCGGTCGCGGCGATGGTGTTGCTGTTGAGCGTGACGGTGGTCTGCCCAGCAGTGAGGTTGGTGAAGGCGCGCTTCAGGGTCGTGCCCAAGATGCAGTCATAACTGCGGAACACGCCGGTGGCGCCGTAGATGGCAGTCAGAACCGTCTGAACGGTCGACTCGGTGAAGTTAGCCGAGGCGGTGGTGTCGACAGCTCCGGAGGCAGGGGCGAAGGCGGAGCCAGAGGCCAAAGCACCGATGTTGGAGCTGTTGGTCGAGGTCAACCAGTTGCCCAGGGAACCAGTCAGGTAGGGCACAGTACCGTTGTCAGCCTGAGCAGCCTGGTTGGTGCACATGAACGTGCTCTCCATAGAGCGTTTGAGTTCAACCAAACGCTTGGAAATGCCGTTCGCGAGCTCCTGGGTCACACCAGCGACGTCCTGCGTCTCGGCATAGAAACCGATCCGGAGATCGTTGCGGAAGGCCTGAGCGTAGTTGTACAGGCGGGTCCGATTGGGAACCGGGTTACCGGCGCTCGCAACCGTCACGTCAGTACCGTCAACGACACCGGCAAGGGTCGGAGCGGCATAATTGTCAACTTGCCATGAAAATGTGGCGTTTCCGAGGTCCTTCCCCTTGGGGGCCATCGAGGTGAAGGGGGTGCTCTTCGCATCCACGATCGCGATGTAGTCAGCGAGATCCTCGCGCACACCCACCTGGGGCGTAGAAACAAGCAGTGGCATGATTTATCCTTTCAGAAGTGTTGATTGAAGCAACTTGGACAATTCGGCCTGCGACCCTGTTTTCAGGAACTGATTCTTCGCAGCAGCAACTTCCGATTTTGACTTGTCGGCTCGGACTGGGCTGGCCTTTGGAACTGACGGCTGCTTCGGTGCGACCTTCACGGGCGCCTTCGGTGCCTTCGAATTCTTCTGCCGTTCCAACCTCGCCTTTCGCCCTTCGAGGAAATCACCGATCGCAAGCTGATAGTCTGGGAACATTGCAAGTTGAGGCATCTGCCTCAGTACCTGCTGTGCTTCCGCATACGTCTGCGTGCTACGATCTTTCCACCAAGGATACGTTGACTCAGCAACTGGCTTGATCTGCTTGTAGCTGGTCAGGAACTGGTGCCTCGTCGGGATGTGAACATCGAGCGCGTCTTCCACCTTTCGGCGAATGCTCTTGATGTCCTCCGATGAGTATTCCTTCCCTGCAACCTCACAACCGTCAGCGTTGTCTTCGCACCATCGCTTGAGATCTCTGGCCTTCTTCCACTCATCACTGAGTTTGGCTTCGTCCCAGATATCCGCGAACGGATTGTCGACCTGCACTAAGGGCTGCGGAACAGATGCCTGCTGCTCGAGCTCTGCCAACTTGGATCTAGCATCGTTCAACTCGCGTTCCAGGGCTTCTGCCTTGGCGGCGGCTTCCTTACGTTGGGCCACCAGCTTGTTGATCCGCTTCTGAACCCCGATCGGCTCGGACTCGTCTTCGGCTTCCTGCTGCGGAACAGTCTCCTGCTCCACGGTCTCATCCACGGGCGTCTCCTCCCCGTCTCCAGGTGTCTCGGAAGCCTGGAACTCCTCGGCAACCGGCTCTTCCGCACTCGCGGACGCTGGCTCCTGTTCTTCGACTTGTTTCCTACCTGGGTCGGGCTGTAGCAGCCTTTCCTGGAGGATCTTGGCCAGAGCCGCCTCGTCGAATGTCAGCGGATTCAGCCGTTGTGGTTCCGTGTTTTGGTGGGGTGTCGCTTCCCCGGTATTTGTTGCTTCCATGCGTTTTTAGCCCTGCAAGTCGGGCATCTGTGACAGGGTTTTGATGGAACCCAGAAACCAGCTAGGCGTCTGATGGGTGCAATTCCTTGGATGTCAACGCCTTTTTCCATCCGAGATTCTCAAAATACTCACAGATACCGAGCACCGCCGCGGTCCTCCCGCAGTTATAGGCACGGTTTTCAGGACTTAGGTTTGGCTGGATTGCCGCATCCCTCTCATCGTCGAGCATGTCGACAAGGATCTGCGACACCGCCTCCACAAAAGGCTCGTGCCCGGTCAGGCCAGACAGCGCCTCCTTGAGTTTTTCGTCACTCATTCTCATTGGACTTGTGCTCCGGGTTCAACGCCAAGACGGCCAGTGACCGCGTTCTGCTGCTGCTGGACTGAGAACTGCAAATTCTCGATGTACTTCTGCAGGTTGGCCTGGAAGAGCTGATCCTGTTGCACCTGCTGCTGGTACTTCGGGTTCGCCTGCAGGATCTGCTGCGCGAAGTTAAGCCTTGCTTGAGCCGTTGGATCGTTCTCACGCAATTTAGGAGGATTCCCTAGCGCCATCAGGCCAATCTCGTCGTTCGTCTCGTCGAACATCTTCTGGCTCGCAGGTCCAGCCTGCATGATGAGCTCATTTGCCAATGTTGGATCGACTGCACGCAGGGCCAGGCCGACCAGTTTGGTGCGATCCACCACACCGACACTGTCGAGCGGCAGCACGAGCGTAGAAAGCGCCTTGAGCTTCTCGGTGACCAGGTCAGTGCTTAATTCACGAACGTCGAATTTAAGCGAAACGTCGAAATCTTGAATGTTGGTCGACAGCGGCACCTGACTTCCAGTCACTCGAGCCACCTCTTCTGGTCCAACATACTGCAAGGTGAGACTCAAGACCTGACGAAACGCCTCGGTCCAGCCGTGCAGCCAATTGTTCACGACACGCTGTTGACGCATCTGGGTGACCGCAGGAGGAACTTTCTCAGTCGGCCTTCCAAAGTACCTGTCCACCTGCGCTTCGATCGATGCAATCAGGTTGAAAGCAACGCTCGGCTCCCGGGCAGGAGGCGCCATGAACGAAATCTCGCCCGGACGCAGCACCGGAATCTGCACCGCAGGCCCAAGTCTGAGATTTCCACCCCTGGTCTTCGGAACCTGTATCGGCGGAATCGTGTTGAGGCTCGTGTAGTCGAAGATTGAGTCGCGCTGGGCCTTGATCTCGTGCTGCCACGTCGCGCAGATCTCCGGAACGCCCCGGCTCTCGACGATCTTCCGGTGGATGATCTCGCTCCTCCACACGACGAACGGGTACTGACCGTGCTCGTAGTCGATCAGCTCGAACTTGCCCCAGGCGCCACCAACCTGCGGACAGAAGACCGTGCAGTAGACACCCGGGACACCGTCCTCATCGAGGGCTTTCTGGTACGCGTAGACCACCTCGATCAAATTCTCACGATCCAGGAGTGCGTTGTTGGTCAGGCCGAGGGTGTATGTGTAGTCAGAGAAATTGCTGAACCGTCCGCGAGTGGCAATCGCCTGCTTGGCCCATTCCTCATCCCACTCGTCAGTCTCCACGTGCTGCATCACCTCAACTTCGGTCATATAGCAGCGCCTGAAAACCACACGCGCAGATTGGATGTCGGTCGTCTCCGGCGGGAACGCCAACTCATCGTAGGGCGCCAACGCCGCGATGCTCGGTGCATTCTTGACCATCGTCGGCACGTAGATTTCGCACTCGCCCTCTTCACGCAGGTCCTTCACGCATTCCAGTGCCTTGCGCTTCTTGAGATTCGGGAAAGCCGCCATGAGCAGCTCGGCCAACTGGTCCGTCGCCTCCGGATTGGCCAACAGGTTCGGCAGGTCCGCCAGCACACTGCCTGTCGGGCTCTGCGCTGCGATCTGCATGAGCTGCTCGACCGTGACGTACTGCTCTTTCTGCCCGATCTCCTGCTGCCACGAGACATGGCAACCGGCCCAACCGTAGGTCCACAGGTACTGACTCAGCAGCTCCACCTCACGAGTCATGTCGGTGTACAACTTCTGGTTCATCACCCAGTCCATCAACGAGTGCGCCGTCACCGCAGTGTCCAAGCTCCGCACGTTCGTCGGCGCCACACGCAGCATGCTCCTCCAGAAGGCCGTGGAACACACATCCACCAGCCCGTTCACCACCTCGTCGGCCAGCGGGATCCTCGTGTCGCTAGCACCGTCCCAGGGGAAGGCTGGTTTTCCGCGAGGCTGGTTGTCATTCCACTTCTTGCCGTCGTCCGACTGTCCTTCCCAGCGGCAGTACCGCGTGTTCTCCACACGGTTCACCCTGGCGCCGATCCCGTAGTCGGTAGCCGCCCGGCGCAGCTCCTCGTTCAGAGCTGTCACATTCGGCTCAGTCCCCACATGAGCCATGATGTCGCCGGAGTTCTTGTACGTCGTCTCGTATTGCATAGGTCGCTGGTGGTCTTTCTACTGGAAAGTGCAATCAATAACTGCCGCCGCCGAAACTATCCAAGCCTCCAGCCCCAACATGAGTAAGCTGGCTGACCAATAGCATCCCCAGGCAGTCGATCGGATCCTTAGACGCACCCTTCTGCCCATCCCTTCC